TAACCATTATGGGTATATTTTTTGATTATTATGGCTAGGAAAATACTTCGGAATATAACAGCCAACGTAGCCGCATATGAGGGAAAATCTCAACGCCTGGTCGACTTAGTATCAGTCGTGTAGTACGCTACGGCGCCTGAGCTGAATCAAGTAGCAATGAAAATTGCCTGCCAACTAATGATAAAATCACTGCTGGTGCCGGGGGGGGGAATCGTGAAAGGCTTGAAATAAGGCTTAAATAGGAGTAGTGTGTAATTATCGTGTAATTGGTATTCATTAGAAGCAAGGCTGCTGACCCTCGACGATATGAGGATAGTTCGACGGAAATTGAACGCTAGTAGTCTTGCTTGTGGTGAATGCGTAGGCTGATACGCAAATACAAATCAAGGTGATTTTGACAGAGGCAAAAGGCAATGCCAAAAATCAAGCCAGTGTAGCGGACACACGTTAAAAACACCAACCTTGAGAAACCTTGAAGCAGGAGATCAGCACCTGCCACCACAACTTACCTAACAGTAATAATATTACTAAATATGCCGATTATTCTGCCGATCATTACTTATAGGTAACTTATACTCACAATCTTAAAACATGCGTATAAGTGCAACTTTGGCGACTAATTACCCTGAAAAAGTGATATGTTTTTCAGGGTGGCGGATAAGAATCAGTTTATTGATATTGGAGGATTGGGATGGATATTGTTGATAGGTTAAAAGGCGATGGGAAAGTTATTCCATTGGGGGGCAAGGCGGAAGAGGATTATTTGCTCAGGCAGTCTGCTATTGCAGAGATTTTAATGCTTAGGGGAAAGTTAGAAGAAACTGAAAATGTCTTGAAATTAGCTGAAAATTATTATCTAGAGGGTAAAGAGTATTTTAGAAATGGCCCAAAGATAGTTAGCGTAACAAAAAAATCATCTGACAACGTTTCTTATGCCGTGCCTATAATTTCTACTTATAATGATGGCACTGGAATATGTATAATTGTTTCAGATTAATGCGCCAAAGCATCATCCACTTCCACGTACAGCTCTAAGCTCTCACCTTCAAACAGTATCTTGCCACCGCTAACTACTAGCGTGCAAGTCTCGTCATCAGTATCTATCTCTATGCCTTCTATGCGGCGGCCTATGAGTGCTTGTAGGGCTTTCTCTGGGTCTTTGATGATGCTCATGTCAACATCTCCGGCGTAACTGTGTTCCTGGCTACTTGCCCAAATTCAGAGTGATATGTAATCGCGGTAGCTTCGCGTTCTGAAATCCACCCGCCTCTTGAAGCATATGCATCCCTAGCCGCTAATGTTGAATGCTGGATAACCTTCATGCCGCTATGCTCTTTTTCCTCTACATGATGCCTATGTCCTGTGTGGCAATAGCGCTTAGTGGTATCACCCCATACTTTAGGAAATTGCGAGGCAAACAATAACGGCAATGAATCGTTTTTAGATAAATGCCCATGATGGAAAGCAAGCATAGTCTTGCCGTGCTGATATTGGTAATAAGGTAGCTCAGAATCTATTACCTGCACTCTAGGCTCGTTTTCGTACAGCGCCTTGAACATTACCCTTAACCAGATACTTGATGTAATGTCGTGATTGCCTTCTGCCATTAGCACTACTACATTCTCATGGCGCATTAAAGCTATGTCGATGACACGGCGTAATACTCTCAATGCAACCGTGACTATTTTGGCAAACCTGCCATCTTGGTCAACAATATGACCGCTTGTCGGTGTCACTGGCATGATGCCGTCACTGTGTAAAAAGTCGCCTAGCTGATTAACGAACGCCGTTTTAGCTTGTGGCGTGGACAGTATCATTTGCTCAAAGCAGCTTGTTAATGTTGCCTCTGCTATTTTCAGATCCCAATCTGCACCGCTCTCTTTTTCATTGGCTAGCATGCCCATGTGGAAATCCGTGATGGTAAACAGATTGCATAATTTGTCATTAGTGATTAGCGGTCGCTGCACTGGCTCAAGTCTAGGCAAGTCATCCGCCATAGCAATGAATGATTCGCGTATGGCCTCTGCTTTTAATTGCTCGTCAAGTGTGGTCTTGACCCATTGCCCACTGGCGACCCCATCGCGATTATAGTAAGTTGATATTCCCTTAACCACGAACGGCTCTGGAACCGTATGCACCATGTCATGCTTGGGCGAGTAGCCTTTCTTAGCGGCTGCCCTCATTAGCGCCTCTATAGACTGGTCTAATGTGCGCCTGCCTTTACCGAGAGCTTTCGCCGCCTTGTTGTTAGAGCCGTACTTATTAACCGCATCAATGTATAAGCATTGAATCTCTGTTGCAAACTGCTTTAAACCTTCGTCAAGTTTAGGCACGTTAGTCCTTTAGTTTAAGAGGGGTTTCTTCCCGTACTGCATCAACAAGCCCGTTATGCCTTGCAGCGCACTCGTTGTATTGCGTAGCCCATCTGGTTAGCGTGATGAGCAACATGCCGCCAGTTGTGCCTTCGTGCTTTGGTAGCTCGTCACATTTAGTGAGTAGGTTTGCTTGTATCGGTGCTACCCGCTCTGGCTGCTTCAATGAGGCGCAGGCCGTCAGCATCAAGGCACACATTGTTATAAACAGGGCGGTCAATAAGCTTGATGGTTTCATTGTTGATAATCCTTTCGTTGGCCTTGAGCTTTTTAAGAGTTTCCTCGAGCGTTTTGGCTTGCCTGTCCTCCCCTTCACGGAAAGCGTCTACCATTGCGGCCTTAGCATCAGCTATTGACTTATCGCGCTCTAGCCAGCTTGTGCGCTCTAATCGCTGTCCTACATAGAAGCTTCCATACATCAGGCACAAAAAAGCCGCTAATGCGGCTATGTATTTGATAGGCACAGAGCGCGTTCCTTTTCTCGTCGTATCGCTAATCCTCTAACCTTCGTGCCATTGTCATATACCCACTTGGATAGCTCATTGCATCCGGCTGTGTGATCGCCGGCATTAAACTTCTTGACTAGGGTGGATTTGCAGAAAGCGGATTGGCCTACGTTAAAGGTGAAGCTCACCAGAGCATCGTATTCATTCTGGTTAAGTGGTGAGGTGATGCATCGCGTTACAGCTTGTCCGGCTTCTGATGCGTTGCGTTGGAGTTGGTCTAGGGCTTGAGGAACGGTAACTGGCTTATTGGCATTGTGAGTATTGCCAAAGCCATTAGTGACTACGCCACCACCGTCCTTATAAGGAGTTGGCGAATAGCTCTCTAGCATGGCTATCATGACAAGCCCGACTGCGGATAAACTAATCTTCGTCGCGTTGTTCATGTGATAGCTTCTCTAATGCGTCTGGAATGTCACCTTTGCGATGGATAGAAAGGTTATCTATGAGGTCTTGGCGCTCCTTGCGGTCTATCGCTTCGCGCCTGAACTTGAAGAAGATATTAACCAATAGCCCGACTAGGCCAATCAGCACACCTAAAGCGGCTGCATTGGTATTGAGGAAGGCAAGCCCGACAGCCATACCAGAGCCTGTGTACTGAATCTTAGTGCCTACGTCTGCAATAGTTTGCGCGGCTTCTGACTTATCCATTTTGAATTTCCGTGAAAGTGGTTGCGGTTCCCTTGACCTTCTGGGCTGTGTTAGCGGCTAGATATAATCCAATGGACCACTTGGCTAGGTCAGTAAAGTTATCTGCTGATATCTTCCCGTACCAAAGAAGAACAGCGCTTAATATCACGGATAGGGACGCAAGCAGGAATCTGCGAGAGGCGTATTTATTCATTTGCTGGTTTCCAAATAATTGCGAGCTTTGGAAATAGGTGCTAAGGTGCAATCGCCGCTAGTGGCGGGAGAGCCTCGGCAAGCTCACAGTACGGTTGTGGGTAAGCGGCTGGCAGCATGTTGATAGCATGATGCTGGTCGCTCTCTTTTACTTCTTTACGTTGTCTAACTCGTCATGATTGAGCCACGGGCATACAGGCACAAACATTTCCTGTCTTGTCAGCGCAAACCACCATAGCCGGATGCGGTTGATAATGTTGCTTGCATCGGTTGGCGGCTTGCCTGGGCGCACCCATTGGATGATGGTGAGAATGCCGATCAGTGTTGGGAACCACATACCTAGCCATAGCCATATCATTTGCAGTGTCCAGGCTCAAAGTAGTTGAGCAGCTTGCAGATTAGGTTAGCCAGCTTGCCGCGATATCCTGATGCAGACTTTAGTCTCTCTGTGCGCTGAGTCAGTAGCCATTCTTTCGGGATATCCCAATAGATCAAACTGAACCAAGTTATGTTGACCACACAATCAATGACAGCACCGATCACCATCACTGTGTAATAAGACAGGCTATTTTTCGGCAGCCTGGTATAGGCGATGTAAACAACAAGCAAGGTAATGGGGTTGAATAGCCAGATCATGACAGCGCCTTGATCTGTGCACGCAAATCAGCAGCAATTGCATCTGTATCTTTCAGCCCGCGATAGAATGGATTGGCAGCATAAAGCTGCGGCTCAGAAAGCCCGGCAGCAGCTCCTTGTTGTTGGCATAGCACAATGAATGCTTCTCTAGCGCCACGAGGCATGATGGCCCTGTATTCAATATCCAATATCTGAGACTTTAGAAGTGAAATTTTCTGCTCATTAGTAGGCTCAGGCTTTACTCTTGACCAAGATGTATCTATTTCATCCAGAAGGCTTGCGACTTTAACTGTTGAACCGTCAGCTTTATACCAGATGCCGCGAGTGTCATCTTTCAATTCCCAATTACTATCATTCCAGTAGTTGTATTTACCTTCTTCAACGATATTTGGCTCAATATCAGTTGAGCAGTTCGGGGCGATATACACGCCATCTTCAAGCGGCGATTCCTGAGCGTCATATGTGCCTAAGCACTCTTTGGTTATTTCATCAAACAAGTAAAATGTCTTCATGATAATTCCTAGTATTTAACCCATATATTGGCTCTGGCAGCAGCAGGCAAATTGGTGCCAGTCGAAGGCGTGGTGCTTACAGCCTCAGTTGGGCCGTTAGCGACATAAACAGAAGCGCCATTTGCGCCTGAGAGTGTGAAAGTTCCAGCAGTGCCAGACTGATTCTTACCTGTACCAGTAGTGTTAACGCCCAACGTAGCAGACGTGCCGTGAGAGATTGTGTAATCAGCAGGGAACCAAGGCATTCCGAACGTGGTTGATCCATCACCAACACCCCAAGGCGCGTAATAAGCGGTATGCACACCAGATTGGCTACCTGATGTATTGATTGCCGCGCCGCCTACGGTTGCTGATAGCTGGAATGTATTGGTTAAAGCATTAACGATGTAATAAGTGGTATTCGCTACCAGTCCGGTAGGCAGTGCGCCGGTAGTAGAAAAAGCAATTGGATTGTCATTGACAAGACCATGGGCAGTCCATGTGACAACGCCGGGGCTGGCTATCGTAATTGTTGCCACAGACTCTTTGTGTAATGCCGCCCATAATGCAGCATAAGTCGTTCTTGATATATTTGTCTGCGCCACAGGGACTAGTAAGCAGCCTGTGCGATTAGCTACTCCGCTGTTGAATACAAAATCTCCGACCTGTACGCCAAGACTTGAAGCCAATACCACTTTTAACTTATTTGAGTCACTCTGATCTTGCACATATACCAGATCATTGGCCTGATCTAGCGTAACGGTAGCAGCCGTCAGCGTTTGAAGTGCGCTCATTGATGTAATGTCGCTGTTAGCACCAGATTCTGCAATTGTATTGGGATATGAAGTGTTGTCTGGGGTCAATAAGCCGAGTTCTACAGAATTCAGCCCAACGTCGAGAACCCCGCTGTCAAGAGCTAATGTGACCAGGGTTGAAGCGCCAAAGACTGACGCCGAAATATAACCATACCTATCCCCAGCGCTAACAGCGGCCTTCACCCTGCGATTTATTGTGTAGTCTGAAGTCCTGTCGCCTGGGACGCTAAATTGATTTGTGCCAATATAAGTTGCAATATCTCCGTAGTCCTGCCACTGGCTGATAGTTACATTAACTTGGTTAACCCCGATTATGTTTGGGAAAGTCCTGATGACGTTTCCGTTGGCATCTTTTAATATAAGGTCGTACGCAATGCCATTCGCTAGCCATATCTCTGAAGGCGGCTCTCCGCGAGGGTTTAATTCAATTGGGTTTGTATGATTTGGGATGCCAGTAGAATCGGTATATGTTGCGGCATCGGTAGACGTTCCTGCTAGAACGGTCTGGATTAGCCCGCCACTAAGGAAATCACCATTATTGTCGAACTGTGACTCTTGCAGAATTGGGCAAAGTTTTACTAAAGCCATAATATTGACCCTTAGAAATGAAAAAACCCGCTCTAAGCGGGTGTATACTTACAAAAATGGAATTTACTGATTACTTACTTATCAAGGCTTTGGTGATAGTTATTGCGGCATTCCTTGCTGGCCTATTCGGGTTTATTCGGTAGCCAATACAGGAATAGTCCGTCCTGCGTTCTGCAAATATTGCTTCATGAACCCAGGGTTTCTTTCCAATAGCTTCCTAGCTAATGCGGGAGAGCCAAGCGCCTTATTTGTTAATGCAGCACTTCCAGCTCCAGCAGCAGCAGTTAATGGGTTGACATAAGCACCAAGCCCGAAAGCTGAGCCAATAGCACTGTTCTGCAATAATGCCCTGTTGCTACCGCCAGTTTGGGCCACACGATCAGCAACATACTTGCTGCCTATTTGGGACAAGTCTGCAAATGGCGAGCTTGAAACATAATTCCCATAACTTTTAGCTACCTGATTAGGCAATAATGAAGCGGGAATATCTCCAGCCTCCCTCCCTGCAACTCCAGCCTCGCCCTTGCTCAATAAAGGCTCTACCGTCTTATATGCTTTGTACTGAGCGCGGTTAAGTGTTAGCGCGGCGGCATCCTCTGGCGCAATGCTTCTGTTGAATGCTGAAATCACGCTCTGGCGCATATCATTAAGCTCATTCTTCAGCCCAGATGAGCTTTCGGCGCGGCGGCGTAGGTATTGTTGGAATTTGTTTGCAACATCACCTGGCACAAGGCCATTAGAGGCTTTGCTTTCAAAGTCGGCAATCTCAGCTAATAAGCTGTCACCCTCGTTTCTTGGTAGTTTTCCTGCCTGTTTGCGCAATGCGTCAATCTCGCTAGTCAGCTTACTATCAACCTTAATGGAGTTTTGCCCCCATATGCGATCAAACTCTGACCCCATGCGCTGTTTAGATGAATCAAGAACCTCAGGGGTTAGCTTGGTAGCATCAGCCCCAAAAGTCTTGCCAACGGCCTTATTAAAGCCCTCCTGAACTGCATTCTTCTGCTTCCCGCCAATGCTTCCAATGAATGGCATATCATTAAGAATTGAGCGTGCTGACTTCACCATTTTGTTATCTGTTATGTCTGAAACACCGAGGGGGATTTCGTACTTATTGATAGCGGTTGATGCTAGTTGTTCATCTTTTGGGGCTAATACTTTACGGAACGCATTACCTGTTGATCCAGCAAGCTTTGTCACCATTGGGAGTGCGCCACCAATTACAGCTCCAGTATTTGCTTGCTCTGGGTCAACAGCTCCAGCAGTAACATAGCCATTAGCAGCGCCTCCTAATACCCTCGTAGCAGCATTGGCAAGCGCGTTACCGCCAGTATTGCCTAATGAGAACCCGCCGCTTTGGATTGAGCTTGCCAAACGACCAGCAGCAGGAGCCAACCTTCCGAGATATGGCGCTACGGCAGCGACAGGCTTTGAAGCAAGGCCACCCAAAGGCATAGTGAAGCCTATGTCGCCAGTAATCTTGCCTGTCTTGAACATGGCGCTATTGGGGTCTGCATTTTCGGCAACTGCTTTATCAAAATCTGCCCTATTGCGCTCGGCTATCCCTACCCTATTGTCACCTTGAAAATAATCAATAGCCTTATTAACTGGAGTCATTAATGTGCTAGAGATACGCTGTGCAGATGTGAGTTGGCCTAAAGCCAAATCCTTCACGCCTTGAACAAAGCCCCCTTCTTTTTGTGGCGCTGGATGCTCTTGCGCAACTTCCTGCGATACGGGCGGCTTGTAACTCACGACATGATTGAGAACCTTTATCTTCTCTTCTTCTGGAAGACCCTGGAAGTCCTGGTCTTTACTGGCTAGATGCTCAACAACTTTTGCACGTTCAGCCTGTGGCAAGCCAAGGTAATCACCGTCATTAGCTAAGTCGGAGAATTTCATTTATAGGCCATTCTTTTTAAGGAAATCAGCAGCAGATTTGACTTTGCCAGTTGGCTTTGTAGAAGTAGTGCCAAGGGACGATGGCTGATCCTCATAGCCAGTTGTGTCTATTGGGTCTTTGCCATAGTTTGAGCGAATTCCGTCGATGTTCATTTTGCGGAGGTTGACCGCGCGCGAATTTAATCGCTGAATTTCCTGTAACCGCTGCTTGACTACGCCCTGATCGTTGATGTTGTCGAACAGCTCATTCCATGCCCTTTGTGCATCGCCATCAGTCTGAACGCCCTTGTTTAAGCGAAGTGAATCATTGCGAAGCCGTTCCATAGTGGTTTTGAATGAGCCAAAATTGCGGCTTTCTTCGCTAGAAATTCCGGCCTTGTTGCGAACCCCATTAACGATATTGTCAACAAGTCCAAACTTTAGCTTTCCACTATCTATCTGCTTCTGAACTGCGCCCAAATCAGCATTAATACTTGCCGCAGTGCCAATAGCATCAAGCTCTTCCTGCTGAAGTTTCAATGCAGCAGTAGGCAATGGCTTCCCGCCAGCCCCAGAAGCTTTATCCGCTGGGCCACCTTTAATAGGAGATAGTGAGCCGTCAGGATTGAATTGATAGCCTGATGGCGCTTTACTGCCTGTGCTTTCGCCTGATTTGCGGATTCCAGCTACGGTAATAGCGTTATCGCGATCAAGCTGCTTCTGCGTGTTGTTGTTTGAAATAGAGGCAACAGAATCTGGGCTTTGAGTATTATTAACGCTGTTGACTACCTTGACCTGGCCGCTTACAGGGCTTATTGCAACGGTATCTGTAGAGCCGCCAGTGTTGCGAGTCTCATATTTCGACAGCTGGTCTTTAGCATCCAATGCGGACTGGAAGTATTGCGTTGCCAATGCCTTTATCTGTGCTGGGTCTTCCGGCATAGTCTGAATGGCTTTCTGGTAATCCGCATCTGGCAATGCTCCACTTTGGCGGAGCTGCTCCAGCCCTTGCAATGCTAGCTGTTTTGCATTCTCTGGAGTGGCGTTTTGGCTAACATAGCCAAATACTTGCCCAAATAGCTCATTATGCTTCTTTGCGCTTTCTAGTTGCTTGCTATAGGTTTCTGCTTTAGTTTTAGTGCCATCAGCTATTTGCTTGTCCACTACAGCCCCTTGTTTGTATAGCCCTTTGCCATATAAAAGCTCGCGTGCCTTGGCTAAATCTCCTCCCGATTCCTGATAAGCCGTTTTCGCTTCGGTATCTTCCTGCAATGCGCGCTGACTAGCTTGTCGTGACTCGAATGCATTTTGTAGCTGCATCTGTCCTAGCGCGTTTTGTTGCTGCTCTTGGCTGCGTTCAAAGGCGGATTTAACCTTCGGCGCTTGAAACCCTAAGATTGCTTGTGTTGCGTCTACCATGATTTATCCTTAGAAGGTGTAAGATGGGATGCTGGAATATCCAGGCGCTTGCTGGCCCTTGCTCCACCAATCTCCGAACGCATTGCCAAGTCCACCCAATGCACCACTCCATGCATTGGCACTTCCCATAGTTGCCGCTGCATTATTAGCGCCAATCTGTCCCTGTGCGCCTGCAATTGCTGTCCCTATAGCCTGTCCTGATTGAGCAGATGTATTGACGGCGTTTTGCCCTGTTTGAACGCCACCAGATAGCATTCCGTAGGTGCTGGCCTTGTCATTCATGAATCTGCCGTAAGACTCATTAGCTTTGGTGCTTCCGTAGTCATTGCCCCACTTTGTTAGCGCCTTTTCTGATTCGCCAGAGTCAAACTTGCCAGTAGCTAATGCGCGATTGTTAATCGCTTTATTGCCGTTATCTAAGCCAAACTTAAGCCCAGATTGGTATACAACATCATTATTCAAATCGCTTTGATCAAACTTCTTCATTAATGAGCCGTATTGACTGTCTGCGGTATCTAATGGAGAGAAAGAGTCAGCGCCAGGAAGTTTTGAGCGAATGAATCTGTCAATCTGTGTAGAGTCCGAATCTTTGGTGTATGCGCCGCCACCCGCACGGGTGTATTTATACTTGTCATAGTTCATCTGCTGGAACTCATCCCATGCAGATTTGTAGGCTGGGTCGGATGAATATAGCGCCATGTTTGGCTTTGGTATTCCTGTTGTAGTGTCTACCAATGTTCCATATTTAGCGTTATATTGGCCTTGCGATGTAGGGTCGGTGATGCCCAATAGGTAAGACAGCTTGTTGACAGCCCCAGCGCCAAAGTCTCGATATGGCTGAGTTTGCCCAAGGGTGCGTGCGTCAGTGTTTCTTAGTTCTTCTATCCCCATTGCAAGCCCAGCATTAGCGGCCCCACCCGAGTCTTGAGCAGCATCATCGCCCATCATGCCGCCAACGATGCTTACGCCTGCGGTGACAGCCGTCCCCATGTCGTTGTAGCCTGGGTGCTGAATTAATGGGTTGAATTTATTGTTAAACATGGTAGCCCTCGTACTTAACTAACAAGCCTTTGCGTTCGGTTGGCTTTAATCCGAGTTTTTCTAAAAAGTTAATACCTTCGTGGTTTCTCATATCCGCCCATGTAAATACATTTGGCCCATCTCGCGTCCATAGCTCCCAGAAAGCTTTCATGGTCTCTTTGTTGCACCACAGCCGCTTATATCCGTCTAATATTGATATATGGCCTTGGCTGTCCTTGTATATGCAGCCGCCTATGCACTTTTCACCGCGATAGAAGCCTAGTATTGCGTGGCCTGATAGGGAGGCCTTGAACTGCTCCAAACTAACGCCTTTAAGCTTCTCCGCTATGCAAGGCACTTGATTGGATGCCTCATACATTGCATCTAATGCATCCCTGTCAAAACGCGCCTCGGTCTTCATACCGAAGTGCCATCAGGCTTATGCCAAACATTGGGAGTGCCTAATGCATGGAAGCTAATGTGATATCCCAAGTCGGTTGCGTAATAAGTACGCCCCACATAAAGGTTCCTTGTCGGGCGATCAGCAGACAAGCCAGATTCTTGTATAGCGAATAACAGCACATAGGCTTTATTCCACCATTCAAGCCCGATATTGGTTGATGGTGGGTCTATCATGCTCATTGCAGGTAAGCTCCTGTAATGGCTACCTGAATAGGGTCGGTAATAGTTAACTCAAATACAAAGTCACGCCCACGGCCCAATCGATTTGCTATAGCACGAGTCCTGTATTCCCCGATTTTCCCAAGCCCTATCCGGCGCTGATTGCCCCATGTATGACCGTTATCGCGGCTGATTCTGAGTAGTGCTACAGGGTCGGAGCCTTGGCCCGTCGCCAGCCCTTTACCTGTTTCCATCTCTATCTGCAACTTGCTCAGTGCCAACATCTCGCCGCTGTTGTTGATATGCCTCCCTGTCAATCTGCGGGCAATCATTTCTCCGTTGTCGGTGGAAACGTTTTTATCAAGGAAATAGACGTTCCCGTTCTCGTAGTCGCTTACTAGGCGGCGATTGATGTATTGAGTGTAAGTCTCTGCGCGATGGCGGCTGATACCGTTGCTTTGCAACTGCGACCATGCGCCTGTTGAGCTGTCATAAAGCCATGTCTCCCCCATTGTCGGGAATGTGATCTGGTACATGGAGTGCGCATCTTGCATGTAGCTGAAGGCCGTTGCATCGCTCACTTCGTTACCATCGTTGAATATGTGCGCCATATCAGTGCCAGTCACATCAACAGGCGCATAGCCTTGCAAGCTGATTACCTTCACCTCGCCTTCACGATTGCGGCCTAAGAACATCAGCGAGTTGTCTGATTTTGATAGCGAGAACCTAGCCGCTAGACCCCACTCGATAGCAGAACCTTGAATAGCAGAAAATGGGAACTCTTGCCCTCCTGATACTCCGTGGAATTCAGTGGTCTTTTGCCCGAACAGCTTTAATTGTCCGTTCTCGGCTATGACAGAAATCAAATCGTCAGGGTTTGATTCTGCGTTAGCAAAATCAAGCGAAGGCCAAGATAGCCCGTTATAAATTCCAGATATGTAATAGCGCCCGGAGTTGAGTATCGATGCAACAAAATAACCAGCTAAGAAAGTAATGGATTGTGGTCTTACAGTTCCTAATTCAACCTTCTGGAATGCGTTGACTGTGTATGTGCCTTGAACCGTAGCTGGGCCGCCAGGATCAGATAGCATCGTGTAGGTGAAAGTATCTGTATCAACCTGAGCAATGTTAAATGTGCCGTTATAGGCAGAAGGAGATGCCCCTGTGCGGGTGATGCTTTGTCCGTCATTCAGGTTATATGCAGTAGCAGTGTTTACTGTGGCCGTAGTTCCAACGTTCGTGCTTGAACTAATAACAGCAGGAACAGCGGGTGACGTGTTGTATATATAAAGCCCATAGCCATCAACAATAGCTATCTGTACGCCGTTATCACTGAAAGACACATTGCCTACTGAAGTTTCCAGCAATCCTAGAGAGGTTTTATTCCCGGCGTTATCTACACGCCACAGCACTCCACGATGAACGAAATAGGCGTAATCGCCCTTCTCATAGCTGCCACGAACAGGCGTATCGCCAAAATTTACGAATGGGGATGATAAGCCTGGTGTTCCATAAGCGGTAACTAGCGTCTTGTCTTCTTTAAGCTGTGGCGTGAACTCAAGGTACATGTTCAAGCGATGTACTTTAGAGACATTTGGGCTTTTCGCTTGCTCGCCAATGCCCCATAGAGATACTTTTTTCAACGCAGCACCCTAACGCTAGGCCGAACGCGGATAGATGATGCGTTATAAGCAATATTGCGCTCGTCATACTCGATTGAATTCTTGATATCAAGGTAGCGCTGCGTCCATAAAGCCAACTTTTCTGGCAACGCCCCGTAAAATGGCTCACCTTCGACTAAAGCGGCATAAACAAACAGGTCTTCGTATGCAGTAAAGAAGGCATTAGGCCAAGCGGTTTCCAATGGCTCCATGCGATACTGATAGCGGCCATTAATCGCAGTGCCATCCGTCAATGGAGGCGAGAAAATCAACTGATTGCCAGCCGTGGCGAAGTATTTGCAATCTCCTGAGCGCTGATAGTCATTTTCATTGCGTAAAAATTCTTCTGTGACGGCTTCCAGTGGCTTGCCGTCTGTCCATATCTTGGTAACTTTGGACAAGTCAGCGGGAATAGACACTGCGTTATTCAGGCTCGTTAATGCGGAAAATGCTTTCTGGTTGAAACGCGACTCCACATCGCGATACACGCGCAACTCACCCATGCGGGCAATCGTTCTGAGCGTGTCCGAGTCAAGCACCGTCCCTGCAACATCTTCACCGTCCAGAAGTTGGACTATGCGATTTAGAAAGCCAGCAAATGAGGTAATCACTTGATGCCCTTCATGATGATATGTGCGTCATTGAGCTTAGGAGCCGCCAATAGATAGGCGTATTGCGGGTCTTGCAGCTTCTTTTCCATGATGATGCTGAACTCATTGCTGAATATGTTCATGTTGCCGTGCTGACGCGACCATTCCATCATCAGCGTCATAGGTATTTCGGCAACGTGTGTCATATCACCATCAGACGACATGCCTGAATAGCGGTTATCGCGGCAAGCCTTTGTATATTCAAGGATTCCAGCTGCGTCCTGCTTATCCTCGACGAAGATAGTGCCGTCATTCTCGAATGTCATTACCGTGTCAGTGATGCCGCCAACGTGTATTCTTTCGGCCATTTACAAGCTCCATGAAGCCCCGAAGGGCATTTGGTTTACAGAGGGACTAGGCCGATGGTAATAACGCCAGTAGCGGCGGTAAGCGTGCCAGTAAAGTCAACGCCTAATGCTGTGCCTGCCGGGATTATTAAATCGCCTGCTGTGGTTGATAGAGTTAGTGATTGGTTAGTGGAAGCCGTGCCTTTTAGGTCGTATGTGCCGCTATGCACTGCTGTACCTGAAGCGATTGCAGTGCCGGATGCAGCTTTCTTGATGGCAGCAGTGACCGCGCCGCCGTCAGAGCCTATTACTGTGGGCCGACCGATGATTGAACGAACGATGTATGAGCGGGTTGCAATAAATGCTGTTTTGTCTACAGATGCCGCGTTGTATTCAATATTCACATTCACAAACTCGCCATAACCGCCATCCACGCCGACCAAACCAGCCGAACCGTCACCGTCTTGTTTAACGTTGATTGTCATGATATTTCCTCATAAAAAAAGGCCAGCCCGAAGGCCAGCCTGTTTGTGCTAACTGCCGATTAAAGGACTGTCGTGGTCAAGTCAGCCAATACGCCATGTGCCGATTCTGCCAACACGCCTAATGTAAGGTTTGTCCAGAACTGACCCTTTTGTGACAGGCCGGTAACAGCCAGGTCTTGATACTGCATTGGCTCCAAGGTGCGGACTTCGATGTAGTCAGGGTTGATGAAGTGCATATCACGCTCACGCTGGAAACGATCCATCACAATCTTCAGTGGGCCGTAGTCTGATCGATACACAGAAATAGAGGCATTCAACTGACCGTCTTTCAGCTCATAGAAACGTGTGCTGTTGCCGGACAATTGGCTGGAGATGTTGGCGCGGTTAGCTGGGCCAGCAAATACAGTGGTAGGCATATCGTTAGCATTGGTAGCGCACGATACGATCACGTTTTTAAACAATGTTTCTGTGAAATTGCGTTGTGTGCCGTCAGTTGCAGCAGCAGTTGCCGAACCGTTAGCGCCACCTGCACCGCGAGAAACGTTGGTCACATACCATGAAGGAAGTGAGCGCATCTTTTGGGCAGTGCCAGCCAAACCAACAACACGTGCCTGATTCAGGAAGAAGGTAGTCTCAATGTCGCGTTTCAGCTCTTTGGACTTTTTCACCTTCTGGCGATTCATTTCATTGGTAGCGCCGTATTTCTTGATGGCATTTTGTGTAGTAGTAACGGATGCAGTCTTGTCGAACAACTGGCAATAGTTACCAACACGAGCAGGAGTGCCTGATACATCAATCGTTGCGTCATCACCTTCGATGTTGGCATTGGATGTATCAACAGCAGCCAGAGATTCAACGGGCCATTCTGTGTAAGTGGCTTCGGCTTTGCCGTTCTTTGCCATTGTCAGTAATGGGGTATCGAAAGGCGAAACGTTCATGATGATGTTGCTAACATCTTCAGCGTTGTAGGTTGATTGGTAAGTTTGCAGCGTGTTGGTTGGTACGGCCATCAGGGTAAATGACTCGATCAACCGTAATAGATTGAAATGCTTAAACATGATTATTTTCCTCGTTCAATGGCTGCAAAAGCTGCCTCTGCGGCGCTGTCTGAGCCTGTCTTGCGTAAATGGGTAAATGCGGTGTCTTTGTTGCTAACCTTCTTTGGAACGGTGCCAGGTTTAAGCACCTTGGGAGCGTCTTTAACTTTGTCTTTAAGTCCAGGCTTGGAATCCTGCAACTTGTCGTACTTCATGGCTTTAATCGCCAATTCAGCCCAACGCGGATCGGTAATTGTTGCTATTTCATCAAACTTGTAGCCTTTATCAACCGCATAAGCTGTCAACTCAGTGCCAAGCTTTTCTCCCCATCCAGTCACGTTCTTTTTCAAGTAATCGTTAAGTTCGGCACGCTTGGTGTTGAGTTGTTCTTGCTGTGCTGCGGTGATCTTTCCCTTAATGCCTTGCAGGGATGCCACTTGCTCGTTCAATTGCGTTTTGGCGGTCATCAAGTCGGCGGCTAATGCTGCGTACTCAGCTGGGTTTTTCGTGCGCAAATCGGCCCAATCAAGAGCTTCTAATTGCTTGACACGGTCTTCATGCAACAGGACGACAGCGAGGTTTTCAGCATATTGCTGGCTAGCCTCGAACATCTCTGTTGCTGACTTCTGTACGGTTGCCGCTTGCTCCTGAACTTTTGCAAGTTCCTGAGTCTTCTTGCTGTAATCGGCTTGGCGTAAAAGGGCTTTTTCAAGCTCAGGCGGCACCTGGTATTCCTTGCCGTCAAACTCCACATTCACCAGTTCAGGTTCATCATCTTCCTCGGCTGGTTCTTCCTCTGATTCCTCAGTGGATTCCTCGTCGGTAGACTCGTCCTCTGCCTGCTGTTCTTGTGCTGTTTCCTCTACTTCACCATCCAATTTGCCAAACGCTTCTGCTGCCTGGTCTTCGTCTAAGCTTCCTGCGTCAGGAGTATTCGATTGTTCGAGTTCCTGAGTTTGGTTCTGCTCTTGTTCCATGTTTAAAACTCCAACTGTGAAAAAATGGGCAATAAAAAACCCGCCGTAGCGGGTTGGTTGTAATTAGGTTCCTAGTATTCGTCGTAGTGTCGAAGGTCGCTCAAGCTGCTTCTGTGCGATCTTCCCGGTGTCAATATGCGTCTCGATGACTTGCTTTACCTTATCCAAGCACTTAATCATCCTGTGCAGGTCTTGTGCATGCTCATTACGCACGTCTGGGAGGCTTGCTAGCGCTTCCAATACGGCGGAGCGAGTATCTGTGAAGGCTAAGTCGAATAGCGGGTTAGCTAATAGCTGCTCGGCTTGGCTTGCACGTAATATCGCTTGCTCTATTTTGTCCATGCGTTACCTTTATGACGTAAAAAACCACCAAAAGGCGGCTAATTAATTAAAGAATCGTGCGTTTATTCTTTGGATTATTCCGAGCTGGGATAAATATCATGCCAGCAATATTTGTAGCGTTTGCTGTATTGTCATGGGTAATCATCACGCTGTTATTGGTAGCATCCCCTGCCTTGAAGAAGAACTGTCCAAGATGAGGCCAATAGCCACCTTCTGCCGTGTATGTTTCATTCAGCGTGGTTGTGAATACAGTAGAGCCTTGCGACTTAACAGTGAATGTTGGCGTGCCGCGTGTAGTGGTGCTGGTATCTACAAACCTGACATACACGTCATACAAAGTGCTTTCCTGCAAGGTGGGCTGGAATTCTTTGGTATTAGTTGCCGAGGTGGCGTTGCAGGTGGCGATGGTAGTAGTGCCGCAAATGTATGTGGCGCTAGTCCCCCAAGTCCCAACAGTAACTACCGTGCCTTGATTGTATGTGCCATCAGCAGATAGCGAAGCTCCACCATAGTTACGCCATCCATAGATATCCTGGTAGTACAGCACATCAGCATCAGTAACGCCTTGCAGCGTAGTGCCTTTCTGTGCAGCGAGTGCGGCGTTAATCCCAGCGCCTTCTGCTATGTTGCCAAAGATAGGCTCCAAGCGGATAGCGCAGTAAGCAGCGTGTGTCATGGAGCCTGCACATACAACTGCAAGGTTGGTGCACTCTGAAACCTTAGGCATGTATATGCGGCGAGGAATACGATTCCCGACGATAGATACTTGCGCACCAGTCATTGCGCCTTCTTGCTTGAGAATTCCAGCCGAGGCCAGGTTCTGGCATGGATGTGAATCAAAGGCGTAATAGGCTTGGGCTACTTGGTCAGTAAACGCATTCAAAGCCCCTATATTCTGGGCCTTAACCACGAAGTCACCGATCATGCGGCGGCCTTCTCGTGGGTATGGGTAGTAGGACATGCCAGCGTTGTCTACGAACTCGTCAGGGCATAGCCCCCATGTCAGCATGCTAGTGCGTAATGCTGCTGGTACTGCGGCTACTGTTGCAGGTGTAGTGTCGTATTGCAGGAAGTAGAACCAGCCAAGTGTGTATTGCAGGATATCTTCGTTAATCTGTGCTCGCTCATCCCATGTGGCTGTGGCGTACCTAGTAGAGTCTGGGTGGATGTAATCTAATGAAAAGATGCCTTTGTTATTCGCATCACGCTTGTTAATCGTTGCAGGCGGGATAGCAGGGAAACCATTCTGGAAGTTCAATACATCAGTAGCATTAGTCCAGCCTGAACCATTAGCAACTAAGTGGCGGCGGAATAACTCATAATTAGCGGGGTTATAGTTGGATGGCGCAGGGAACGCAATCTTGCTTGCGTCATTGGTCATTGCAAGACGCATGCCCATTGCCTGCACGGTAGTCTCGGCATTGCCATTAGCCTGCAATGTACCTGCTTGCACGTAAGGCAACAGGCCAGAAGCAGAGTCGCCAGCGATGATGTACGGGTCTACTGGATTGGTAGGCTGATTGGCTGCTGCAGTAATCGTACCTGCTTGATACCCTGTCTCGGTGTATTGAGCTAGCGCTTCGCGGCCTACTGTGTAAGAGCATCCAGCCAGTGGCAACAGATCGCCCCAATAGGTTGCATCAATGTACTGCTTGGCGTAGATCGTACCCATCGTGTCAGTAGTGACTGATGAGATAGTCGTACCTGACTTTGCGAGTCCGGTGATCTTGACGTAGTTATGTACCTGGATATCTTCTTTCTGCAACATGCGGTTCAGGATGACCTGCATCACTTTGTTTTCGCATGAGTAGTTATTTACACGGTAGTAATCCTGCAGGCCAAAGTTGTAAATCTTGTCGGCGTTGTTGTATATCTCGGCAACGATTCCAGTGATGGTGCTGCGCATGAACGTACCGCTTTGAGAATCGGTAAACGCTACCCCTGATACTGGCATGCCGCCTATATCTTCTCGCGGGTTAATCAGCAGCACTCTAGCGCCTTGACGCTTGGCTGCTATGGCTGCGCATATGCCAGCGAAGTTAGCCATGTAAACGACTACATCGTAGGGATTGTCGGCAGATGAGCCTAACCCGCTACTGCCGCCAACAGTATCACCTCTCCACGGGCCGCCCATCAGTTACGCACCTCAAGCAAGCCTATTGCTACCAATGCAGTAGCTCTGATGGCAGTGATCTTTCCAATCAGTGTGTCGCTAGTAGTAGCCGTCACCGACCCTGCGGGCCACGTCTGCCAGTTAGCAGTCCCGGCGGTCACTTTGCCTTCCGTAGAGGTTGAATATTCAACTGAAACAGAGCCGCCGCCACCAGGAACAGCGGTAATGGTAGTTTCTGGCTTAATGGCTAAAATAGGGTCGCTTGTCACCCCAATAGCTAGCGTTACTTCAAGAGTTGACATCTTCTGTCTCCGGTTGGCCTACTATGATTTTCATGACGCTTTGCAATAGGTCGCTCTGGGCTGACTGATGCTCAAGCATGTCGTTTTGGTGTTCCTGCAATGTGCTTACCACATCCTTTAGAAAGGCGTTTTCTTGCGATACCTTGGATATATCAACCTTTTGCTGCTCAAGATCAGCGGTATCAACAGCAACAGCGTGCTTCAGGTCTAATTCCTCTTTCTTAAGGCTGATTTCCTGCTGTTTAAGCGCAAATCCTTGCTTCAAGTCGTGGTTTTCTTGCGTCAATTGCTGAAGTTGTTGCTGCATTTCCTGCATTTGTTGCTGCATTTCAGGCGGGATTGCAGGCGGCTGCTCGCCTTCAGGTGGACGTGTGAAGAATTTCTCCGCATCCTTAAATCCTTGCGTCTTCGCCATCTCGGCGGCGGCATTGAATACGTTTTGTGGCTTGACTAGCCCCAATTGAGGGATAGCAGCCAGATCTTTCTGCGTATTGATGATGCTTTGTATGCCTTGCATCTTGATTTGGTTGTCAGAGTTGCCAAGGCCTACGCTGATGGTCATATCTGTGCGCGTTTTCCACTGGCGAGGGTCAACATTCACCCACTTGCCACGAAGTCGTACAGTCTCTTGCTGTGTGGAATGGCGGCGACATAAACCATGAATGCCAAGCATCAGCGGCTTTAGCCCGCACTCAGCAAATGTGCGCGATACCAGCTCGGCTTTTAGGTTGGATTGCTCGGTGATGATGCGAACGCCTGTGGCTGTCTTGTTCAGGCTATTGGCATCCATGCCTTGGTTATAACGGGTAAAGCCTGTACGGTTCTCTTTGGCGGTATCCCAATACTCAATCATGGGCTGGATGATGCCGCCGATAGGGGTAACAGGCATACTCATGACGTGATTTGATACGCCGCCCTGCGCTTTGTCTTTAAGGCGAACCACGCCGCCAATGGCGTTATCAAGCAGGTCGTCAATATTTACGTCATTGCTGACAAACGTGCGGTTGTTGTTGATCGTATAGATGTTGTCCATGTTTTGACGAATCAGCGTGGTCTTAACCAACTGAATCTCGACAGTCTCATCGGCAGGACACTTTCCGTAGAACTTAAATGCTTGCAGATATGGAGTCCAGGCGCAGAACGGGATTTCTTCGGTCTCCTCGTTCTCCAGGATGCGCTTGCCTACCATGCATATCTTGCGTAATTCAGCGATGCCGTCACCGTCATAGTCGGTCTGCATATAAATTTCACGGAACAGCGTTTCACGCATGGAGATATCAGAGAACTCGCCGTTGAATGTCTCAGTCTCGTCCGCATTTAAGCGGGCCAAGGCTTGCTGGCTCAAATCGGTATCGTTTGCAGACAGGTCGATATCTTTATCGTCAACCTCATAGCCCATCTCACGAATGGCTGACAGTGTTAGCTTCTGGCGATGCTCTACAAATGTTGCACGTTGTGGGTCTATACTCTTGGCATCACGACTAATAAGGAATTCTTCAGGAGGAACAACAGCATAACGTGCTTCTCCAGCAACCTTTGTTATACGCAGCTCAACGTCATGCATCATCATCTGCATGCCGTCCATCTCTACCATCTCTTCAGAGTGAGCCTTGACAGTGATATCCTTGTTGCCGTCGATCTCTTGCATCATCATTGCAAATTGATCGTCCGTCAGGCCGTAGTAACGCTCAATCTCAGCTTTGCGTGATTCATCCCACCAGTATTTAACAATGCCGTTCTTCTGTAGCAGGCCTGTCTTTACCCAATTAGTGAGCTGCTCGAATACGTTGTTCTTTTGCGTGACCACATAGTTGATGTAATCCGACTCTTGCTCTGCGGCCTCTACGTCTTCAGGGCCGTGCGGGTTGAATCTGATCACTTCATCTGAGCTTACAAATGGCTTAAGGATTTGCGGGGTCATGCCCTCAACCACATCAAACACGTCAGACGACATGACCGAGCTTCGACCTTCTTCCTCAGTACCTAGTGGCTTGGAGTTGTAATAGTCAGTCGCTAATGCCTGTTCGTCTGCAATCTCGCCGTTGAAGTAGCCAATGGCGTTACTTTCCTGTTGCTCAATAATGGCAATGAGCTGGATATCATCCATTTGTGCCATTTAGACGAGCTTGGCCTGTTGCGCACGTAATGCATTGATCTGATTTACAAGGTCGCCTAAGGCATCCTGAGATTCCACATCATCGATATCTGCTTTACGCAATGGAGCAGCTTCTACCAACAGCTCTTGAATGTCGGCTTCCAGTGCTGCGTATGACGCTTGATTGCCCTCTTGAATGGCTAATGTGCCTTCAGCAACCACCTCCACCACTGCATCAGCGCCTTCTACAACGTCAGCCATGTCAGGCGCTTCTTTAGCTTCTGCTAGCTTGTTAGGTATTCCTCTTGGCATTTCCTGTCTCCTGAAATGAAAAAACCACCCGAAGGTGGTTAAGTTATTAAGAATTTAAATCAGTGGCTTAATATACGTATGCCGTGTTGATATTCTCTACTTTTATATAGCGCTATTTCATAATCCAACTGCTCAACTGTTATGTCTATCGCCCTACACCTAGACTTATCAGCCTTCCGCTTTAGCTCTGACAGTGGAGCACGCATCCTGTGCGCAGCTATAATTCCCTGGCGGTGCGCAGGCTCTTTGTATATAGCAAATTGTTTCAATTTCTCGATTTTCATTGGCACATGTGGCACATATCCATGCTCCTATGCGACGAATCGCCGCTTTATGTTGAGTGGCGCTTGTGGCGCTATGTCGTTGTTTAACTGGTCTGCTACGCTTGCCAGGTATCTCAGTACATCAGCGCCGTGCGAGAACTCATCGTGCAATGGCCGTCCAGGCTCACCAGAGCTAATAGGGATGTTGCGTCTGTATCGCTTCACGCATTCAATGAGGCGCACAGTTTTGCTCTTATCGAACAGGAAGCGGTGAAAGGCCATACGTACTAGCCTGATGCCGTGCTCTATCTCAGCAATAGGGATTATGTTTACATCCCAGCCCATTGCTTCCAAGATTTCCTGAGCGCTCTTGCCGTACTTGTAGTCTTTGTGTGACCCATCGTGGGGCAACCACAAAGCCCCCCAGTTATACCGCTTGGCGTTAAGCTCTTCCGAGTACCAATCCAGAGTTTTATGCGAATCCTCGATGTACTCTATGATGCGCATTTCCGAACCCATACGCTGGGCCAAGATGATTGCCATTGAGTCGTTCCAGCCCAAGTCAAAGATTACGTGAACTTTCAGCATTGGGTCATAAGGTACGTTGCACACCCTTCCCTCCTCTAGTGTGCGGATCAGCTCGTCGCCATATATCGCCCCATCAACCGAGGATTTGCACTCGCCTTCCCATATATTCTTGTAGCTGCCAGGGTCTGCACGCATGCATAACAAGCGTTCATTCTCTAGCGTGTCCGGAAACCACGGATTGTCATCGTAGTTAATCTTGACGACGATGCTATCGGGACGCTTGTTTTCAACAAAGCGCACATAGGTTTCATCAGTATCAAGGTCAGGGTTAAACGATACCCATATCTCGGATGATTCTTTGCGGATAGTAGGGATTAAGATATCCCATGACTTCTTGCTGACGTTTTGCGCTTCCTCTACCCAACAAATATCACAGCCTTCAAATGACTTAATGGTGTTAACGGTGTGAGCGGCCAATCCGGTGAACGTGAACTCTGTTCCATTCATCCCGCGTATTTCTGTTTCGTATATTTCGTAGAATGATTCAAGGCCCAATGCGACGATACGATCACCAAGCAGCTTGTGTACTGAGTCCTTGATGGACTTCTGCACCTCGCGTCCGCATAAAATACGTAACTTACGGTTAGCGCCTTGTATCAGTAGCGCATCAGCAAATCCCCAAGACTTTGCCCCACCCCGCCCACCGTATGCAACCTTTACCCGCTTAGGCTCGAATAGGAACTGAAGCTTACTCGGAAGTTGAATTTTTTGAGTTGACGAACTCAATGGTTAATCCAGTGAATAGATGCTCTCCGTTCTCGCCAGCACCTTCAATACGCTGGGCCACCTTGCCCTCCAGCCTGTCGCCAATCTCCTTCATGGCCGCGACATCGCCGTCTTTAGCCTTGGCAAAGATAGCCTTGGCTGCCTTCTCTAACTCTTCTGGGTTTTGCACTATGTGCTTACGCAATGCATCAGACCAAACCTTGGACTTTGTTGCATTGTTGTTACCATCTTGCCCGCCTCTTGTAGCCATATTCGTATCGAATGTTATTTAATTGATTTAATTGAATGAGTTAGCACTTCTTCCCGGATTTCTTGCCTGGCATCTTCTTAGCTGGAACTGTTTTCTTCTGCATGATGTGTCCTTATTTGTTACAGCGTACTGCATGGTTTAAATATCGAAGGCTCCATGCCATATACGCGATCATCGTCTTGTGGCATCACGTAAAGCAATCCACGCTCGCCTGGTGTCCAGCAGGCCTCATATACTTTGCCCTTGAATAAGCTAGTGGCGCGATGAAGCTGCCTTGTGTCGGCTACCTGTGAGTCTTGGAAGTCGCTTACCTTAAACTTGCATGGCTCGTCAGTGAGAGCAATAGTTGCGCCTTTATCTGAGTAACATGCTAAATCTGTTGCGTGAGCCGGTAGTGCTAGTGCTGCGAGTATCAGTAATCTATACATGAAACCTCCGCGCATAAAAAAAGCACCCGTTAAGGTGCTTGTGTGTGAATGCATGGCGGTATTAATCAGCGCCGCCACGGACTTTCGACTATCTCACGCTGTTCTGATGAGCCTACTATCGTCTACTATGTCGTTATCGCCGGACAGTTCTTTTTCAACTGTCGAACCACCTAGCCACATGTCGACTGGCATCGGATAGCTTAATCCACATTAGAGCGGAGACTGTTTCATCCCTTTACCTAGGTTTGCGCTTAGAAGCACATCGGGCAGCCTCGGCACTAATGCAGACTATGGGCGTAAAAAAAGCCGCCAGTTTAGTGGCAGCTCTATATCTTTCACCGATGCTAAGCGACCCATCAGGGTCGTCAGCTCTCAACATTTAAGTTGGTATCAGTTATTTCAAACTTACTTATACGCCGATGAAAACTACTTGTCAACATTTATTTATGTGCATGAAAAACCAAATGAGGTCATTAGCATTTTGAATGAAATCACTAATGTCATCGACAATATAAATAAAATGGCTAATGCTGCAATTATAAAGCATATCCAAAATGGTATAACTAGCCACAATTCCTTACCCATCATCACCCTCCTATTTATCCAACATTCTCACTCTGTTTTGCACCATAAACTTAGCTTTACGCTCCATAGCATCATAGTCCCTCTGGTTTACCCTGTTCTTGCGGCAGAATACCTGTATCGGGATATAGGCATGTATCAGGCTGTAGATGATGATGGCTTTGTAGGGATTAGGCACATGAATAATCGCCCGTTCCAGCTTTAGCGCGTCATTAATATCAACGAATACTCGTGGCTGTGGTGGATGCCATGATGGTGGCGCACGATACCTGCCCTCTAGTGATGCTGTAACGCGATAGTGAGGCTTCTCTCTTGCCCAGTTAGACCAGTTGCGTAATCTTTCCTCTATGGTGGCTAGGCTGTCATCAACAAACTCTGGTGCTATTGTGTTCATGCCTTCACCTTTCCAAATAATTGCAATTTAGCTTCATCCTCTATCGTCTTGCGCTTAGCCATGTCTGGAACCTTTTGCAGCTCGATAATGGCTAAGGCGTTCTCGTTGAGTGCGCGTATGCGTAGCTGCTTCATCTCTTTGCTATCGGCTGGTTGTTGAGTTTGGATGCTGGCTAGTGATGATTTCATGCTGGCTCAACAGTCATTTGAGTTTCGCTGTCAATAGATATGATTCGATATACAAGAGGCTTTCTGTTTATGCGGAATATCCACATAAATAATGTCTCCCAGCATCCATGCTCTTTCCAGCAGCCTGATATTGTCATTTTCATACCGGCCTCATAATATTTAGTTGAGTTTATAGTGATGGTTGAAGAGTTCATTTAGTCAGCTTATAAACTTTGTCGCCAATGCGTAGTTGGCCTGTTAGCTCGATATCCTTCTTGATGTTATCGCGCATACTTCCACCAGTAGCTAATGCGCCGATAACAAACCCAATGACTATCCCGCATATCAAATAAATCATATTCACGCTCCCATATATATCGAACTTAAAGTGGATCCGCTTACCCATACCCGTTGATTGCTGCGTGATTGTGGCGATGGCTTATGCTCTGTGGTTTCATCGTAGATATCGCCGATTAGTGGCGGGATAAAGTCTGTATAGCCGAGCCAACTAGCAATACCTGCATCCTGGGGTTTGTTGATGATAGGAGCATGCTTGCGTGCATCTCTTGATGTAGAGATAACAGCCTTGATGCTAAGCTCTGGATTGATAGTGACTATTGCGCACATCCAGTTGCCAGATTCGTGCTTCTGGTATTTCAAGTCAATGCGGATATTGCCAAGCGGCTTTAGTATCTTCACGTAGGCTGATACTGTTGGCTCACTAACGCCAAGATGCTCGGCTACTTCTTTGCGCAGTCTTGGCTGCTGACAAAAGTCTACTATTTTCTGCATGTTGATTAACTTCTCTTGCGTAATTTTCATGACTGCTCCTTGATTAGTCGTTTACATTCCTGTTGATAGTGGGCTTTGAGTTGCTTTAGGTCGTCTATGCTGTAGTGCTTTGGCTCGTGTGGGCCTTCTAGCCATTCGACTTTTTCAAGCCCAATTTTCTTAATAAGCCGTACACGGTATCTAACAGCATTCCCCGACTTGTAGTTGTTGCAGGCGGAGCATTGTTTATGTACGTTGGATTCTTCAAAACGTAACTCAGGGGTGCTGCCAACGGATAAGTAGTGCCCGGCATGGTACTGGCCCCTGTGATGACGGCCGCACGATATGCAGGGCTTAAGCTCATCACGTAGGCGTATGTAATTGTTGAAAACACTTTGCACCTCCTTTAACCACTTTGATCTAGGCTTAATCGCCTCTAACTTAGCTTTAGTCTCACGCCTTGCAGCCTTCTCATCCTTAACTCTCTTCGCCTCTGCATGCTTCTGTGCACATGCAGGGCTGCATACAACTTGTGTTGACCTGAATAGCGGGAAGCGAACAGGGCAATACTTGCATTTGCGAGTTTTAAGAGTGAGAGGAGCGTTCATTTTTTAGGCTGCGTCCTCTATGTAAAAATCGCAGTTTTCTGCTGCCCATTGCAGCGTGAAGGTAATCAGGTCTGCATACTCGGCACGCTCGGCCTGTTCTGATGGCTTTACAGCGCGATACCATTTGTTTCCTATCTTGTATTCATCCAAGCCAAAATAATCAGCCTTAATCGCTTCCTTAACCTTTCCTGGCGTTTCTCCAATGTGTAGCCCTATGTCTCGGCACATGGCGTGAAACTTCTTGCGCTGATCGTGCGTCTTTGGCTTTTCACGATGGCATGTAGGGCATTTGCTCATGGCTGCTCCGCACACCATTGACACCAAGCCATATGCACAGGAAGCGGCACTTCATATTCCATAAATTGCATACCTGCCCATTCAGCGGGCTTCTCAATTAGCAAGCCCCTATCAATCAGCTTTTTCACTGTTCGTTTGGATGGCTGGTTATGTCCGCTAATTGTTGAGTGAAGATGCCAGCCTTGATATGTGAGCAGCCATTGCTGATTCTCAGTTAAATTTTTGAAGTCGTAATCACTCATAGCCAAACTCCTCATCGAAATTAAATCGTTCTTCTTGGTCATAGGGGTTCATGCTGGAATCTCCACATTTAATTTCGCCTCATCAGCCGTCACATAGCTGCCCAAAAGTTTTCCGCTAGTCATTTCGCCATCCCTGCCAAATGTGCATTTGTGAAGCTGATATGGCTTCACGTACAGCTCTGGCGGAAACGCTTTAGTAATCGTGTAGTTGCCGCTTCTCATGTGGTAGTTGTCCACTCGTTTCCAGTTATTCAACTGACAGCGCCTCTTTAGCGAACCTGACCGCGATGTCTGGATATTTCATCCCCTGCCCTACATCGCGCATAATGTCTTTAGCCCATTTGCGATAGTCGGTCTTAGGTTTAAGCTGTGCTGTGATAGCTTCCAGTTTCCTCAAGTTGGCGGCGCGTTGCTCATCGCTTATTACTGGCTTGGATAGCGCCAAAAAGTCTTTATGCTCATTAGGCGTTGTTCGGCAATTAGCCTTGAACATGTCGCATGAAGGCGCATATTCGTATGGGGACAGCAAGGCGTTTTTAATGCGTTCAGGTGATACGCCAGCCAGTTCGCTTGCCCATGTAACCTTGGCATTCTCAATGCCAATGTCAGCACCATTGTCGTTAAGCTGGCCTATGCGGAACTTGTCAAAGAAAGCGTTACCAAAGCGACCATGTAATCGCATGAATATTTTCTCCACCCATTCCATTGGCAGGTCATTTGAGCTTTTCATAGTTGGCTTCCTGTACGCTGCTGTTTAGGTGCTGCGTGTGTTCTGGCTTGAATATTGAGGCAGCTGCTACGGAGCGGGCTTCTTCGCGGTGATTACCAGCATTGCCTGATTGTTTCTTGGGTGCGTAAACGTCTTTCCAGCTATTTCTAATTGAGTTTTCAATAGATGCGATAGGGTCGTTACCACCCGCAATAATTTTCTTAAGTTCGGTAATCAATAGCTTTACCGCGGCTTCTGAATTTGTAGCGCCTATGGTTTTACGCATAGCCATGAAGTCAGCCCAAAGCTCAGTAGGTATAAAATCTGGAACTGGCAAATCAGAAGCCGATGATTTTTTCGGCGCTGTTTTTTTAGTGGGTAATGGGTTATTGGGTAATGGGTTATTGGGTAGCATTCCGTTCGCATTGCTTTCGTTATGCGTTGGCAATGCGTTCGCATCATTAGGTTTTCCCCATCTCTTTTCAGCTGAAACCCTTGCCTTGTCTGACTTCTCGTAAATTCTTTCCATTTCTTTTTTACAACGATCATGCTGATATGTGCCATTTGGCAGCTTTGTAAAAAATTCATCGAGCATGTTTTGGGCGCATTCTTTCTCTTCCGCAGTCCTGGCGCATATCAATCGCAATGCGTTCGCATCAAGTGGCTTTTCTTCAAGGTAATAAAGGTCTATTAACTGCCTGTAAACGCCATGCTCAAGCAGTGTCAGGTGACTTGTGTCACGCTTGTAATCGCCTATATTGAATTGGTAGTAGTGCATAGTTAGGCTATGCAGCAACCTCATCAGATTCGATAACTTTTAGATTTTTCTTGGAATTTTCAAGCCACTCAATACGGTTAATATTTTGCTCATTCAGCTCTTGATATTGCTGAGTAGTAGTAAAGTTTTCACAATTGTTCTCTATTAAGTTGCAAGCGCGCATTACCTCGGCAAGGCCAAAATAAAAGAACTCACGCCCATCAGATATTCTTTCGTCCTTAAATATGTCGTGTATCTGCCTTTCCTTGCTTTGCGCTTGATCTGTTTCGCCATAGCAAACAATCTCAAATGGATATGGGCAGCTTGTGCTATTAGATAACTCTTGAACTCGCTGTAAAGGTGCGCGGTCGGTAAAACCAATCTTGTAAACACCATCCATGTATTGATTTGAAAGAATGTAGATAAAACCGTAACTAGCCATTTATGAAATATCCTTTATGTTGGAACCCGCACATACCGCCCCGACAGAAGCGCGTAGATTTGGTATTGATAGGGCATTTGTAGGAGTGAGATTTAGCATTTAAATGACTAAATCCCGCTTAATGAGTGATGTGGCTTTAGGCTAGTCTTGGCCACTCTAGCCACTTCAACTTCCTTGCCGCCTTCTGGCCTATATTTCACGAAATATGATTTATCAGTCTCGCGCTCGATCTCAACAATGGCATGCTGCAACTTGTCTGATGTGCCGACATATTCAAAAAGTCCGTCCATGGTTATCTCCTTAAATTCCTAGTGATTGAAGTTTTGTAGCGAGGCTGGATAATCCCTTTTGCGCTTCAATGAACTGGCGCATCAGGATTGCTTTTTCATCTTCTGGATGAATTGGGGTTGGGATTGAATAGCTCATAGCATTGCAGCGATATTCGATAGCTACATTGCTGCCGGAATCTTTGGCTAGCTTCTCAATTAAGAAGGCTTGATCTGGCGATAACTTCTCAGGACGATCTTCATTTAGGCATGCAAGCAAGAGCTTTTGCGCATCGGCTATAGGCTTTTCAGGCCATAGTAGCGGCCCCACTGTTTTAGAGCCGCCTGCTGCCTTTACACACTCTATAAGCATTGAATTTATTGAGTTTATTTCATCCATTTACATACCCTTCCAAAATCTAATTTGCTTTTTGTAATCGTTTGTAAAGACAAATTTAGGCGAAAAAAATATAGTTCGTTCTGTGCTAAATAAAAAAATCGGGATGGCACTATGGGAACCATCCCGATAAGGGGGTTACTGTTTTCCGTCACATAACTGTTTGCAGGTAAATGCGCCATTCGACTTTTCTTCGATTAGGCTGCATGTTTCTGGCCTTGGTTTGCGAGTTCCTTTATCCCAAGCCCAAACAGTTTTGTAAGAGTTTTGCAAAGCATCTGCCGTAGCTTTGATGCCGCCGAAATGTGAAATAACTTGTTTGTAGATATTCATAATTACAGAATTCTACGCTTGTAGATAAAATAAATCAACACTTGCACTAAAGATATTTTCTACACTTGGATAAAATGTGTAATATGGCGATAGGCAAAAACATTAGATTTCATAGGGACATTCGTTTAGGATGGACTCTAGAGCGGCTATCAGAGGCTTGCGGCGTTGATGTCGGGACTATTAGCGCCTTAGAGAACAGAGACAGCAAACGCTCTATGTACTTTGCGAAAATTGCTACAGGGCTTGGATTAACTCTAGATGAATTAGAAATACCGCCTGAAGAGTTTTTAGAAACAACAAAAAATACTAATAAGCAATTTGTAACAGATAAGCCAAATAAACATTATCCGAGAGTTGTAGGGGCGGCAAGAATGGGCGATCAGGGGTATTACATTGACTTAGACGGTGGAGACGGCTTTGTTGAGTTCGAAACTGAGCATAGCTCTATTGCTATCCAGGTGCGCGGAGATAGCATGTTTCCAGCGATCCGCGATGGATGGTTTATTATTATTGAGGAAAAGCATCAGCCGGTAATGGGTGAGTATGTCCTGATTAAATTCAAGGATGAACGCAAGATGGTAAAAGAGCTGATATCAATAAAGTCGGATTGTTATGTAGTCATGTCGGTAAATGGAAACGAACGTCTGACTGTGATGCAAGACGACATATACGACATATTGGGAATCACCGCTGTAGTTCCGCCAAGTAAACATAAGACATAGGGGATATATGAATAAGATTAGAGCACTGATTCTAATTGTGGCGTTGACTGGATGCGCGTCACAGGGGGCTATAGACAAATCGACGTATAACAAAAATCTTGTCTCAATGAAGCTAGGAGCAGATAAGCAGGAGTTTATCAAGCTATTCCCAGATGCAGAGCCTAGAGGCGCTAGAATGTACCCCAAAGGACAAGTCGAAGTATATGAGCAAAAGGTTTCTAGATACACGCCTTTTGCAACTAATGATGCTGGCTATCAAAGAAATACAATAACTGGCGTTGAAACCAAGATAACCTGGTTCTATTTCTTTAACGATAAGTTAGTCCAGTACGGCGCACCGCACGATTGGCCTAGGGAGCCAGATCAAATACTAGAGATACGAAATAGATAAATTCACAATGTTTGCACAACCATAAAAGTTATTCATTAGCTAGATAAATAGCCATCGCCAGCCAATGAGCTGGCTTTTTTTCGTCTAAATTTTCTACAATCATAGATTTATTTTGCTACAAGTGTTGACATTAATATCTACAGGTGTAGAATCTCTATCCATGCAGTAACGAAACAAGTTACTTCTACAGGGCGAAATAGGTACTGCGAGGAAAATTATGCTGACACAGGAAAAGCTAAAAGAGTATTTGGACTACAACCCAGACACTGGAATCTTTACTTGGAAGATTGCTTCGTCAACAAATAGAAAGGCGGGAACAGTTGCCGGGTCTTTAAATAGCCGTGGATATATAAGGATCAGGATTAGTGGCGTGACATACCAGGCGAATGTTTTAGCTTGGCTATATGTACATGGAGTAATTCCAACTTTATTTGTTGACCATATAAATAGAAATCCATCGGACAACAGGATTTCGAATTTAAGGCTGGCAACAGATTCTCAAAATGCCATGAATGCAGGAATGAACGCAAGAAACACCTCAGGGTTTAAAGGTGTGACTTGGAATAAGTGTGCAGGAAAGTGGCAGGCGAAGATTGTTGCAAACAAGGTTAATTACCACCTTGGAGTGTTTAGTGACATTAAAGATGCAGCTAATGCAGCAAGAAATAAGGCATTAGAACTGCATGGAGAGTTTTCAGCTTATTAGGATGATGAATCTCTACCCTGAGTAAATTAACTGAGGAATATGTGATGGCATACCTAGACGCATTGACACACCTAGACGCATTAATGCTGGCTTTATCTCTTGAGCGTAGCCGCTTAGAAGTTGCAAAGCGCTCAGATGAAATCGAATTGCGTACAGCTTGGGTGCTTCAGCTAGAAAAAGAAGTGGCTGATGAAAAGAAGTTTTTAGGCATCGAGGATGCTAATGACGATTTGACTTCTGATGAATTGTTGGCAGCTTTAGGCTCACTGAGTTAAACGTAAAGCAGATAAGGAGAATGAAGATGGCTAATACAAAAGAAGCATTGAAGGCGGCAGTGTCAGCACTCTACTCCAATGACAACAGCGACTACGAAACTGCTTTATGGGAAATAGTAAACGCGCTTGGAGGTTCAGATGCGGTAACTCAGCTTACTGATTACCCACACAGCGCATACGAAAAATATTGCAAACAGGACTAACCAATGAACCAGCCACTTAAAGTTACAGACGCATATGGAACGGGCGACAGCCCAACGCTCTACTTCACCACTGATGCATATGAAGAACAACGTGCCAGTGATGCAGATGACAGCTTGGATGACTTGAATGTACTGGCAGAAGTCATTACCGATTGGGCTAACTTTGATGCTGTAGCTACATTGATACGCTCAATAAGTAGAGCAGCGGCGCTTAATAATGTTGAGAGCGTCATGGTACTAGCTAAGTCATTGGGATATGAGGTTGAACAGGGTGCTTTGAAAAGGATTCAGGCATGATTTCGATAAAACATAGATTCACAGGAACAACACTTTGTGAGTTTGAAGTTACAGATATTAGGGCGGCACTGGTTAAAGCAGCGGCGCAGGGTGCTTACTTGCGGGGTGCTGACTTGCAGGGTGCTTACTTGCAGGGTGCTTACTTGCAGGGTGCTTACTTGCAGGGTGCTTACTTGCAGGGTGCTGACTTGCAGGGTGCTTACTTGCGGGGTGCTGACTTGCGGGGTGCTTACTTGCAGGGTGCTGACTTGCAGGGTGCTTACTTGCAGGGTGCTGACTTGCAGGGTGCTTACTTGCGGGGTGAAAAACTCGCCATCTGCCCTATCTTCATGAATGGCACGACTTGGGATATTACGATCACTGAATCATTCCTGACTATCGGATGCCAGCGCCATGAGCATGATAAGTGGAAGGCGTTTGATGACAATGAAATATCGCGCATGGAATCACGCGCCTCGGCTTTCTGGACACAAAACAAGTCGTGGCTACTAGCTGCATGTAAAGCGCACCGCAAAGAATCGCTGGCGTTTCGTAAGGCTAATCCTGAACCAGAAGTGATAGCAGCATGAACTCATCCCCAATAGTACGAGATTACTACGCTGTATCTGAAAAGCTAGGTGATAGCTACAAGCTGACATTCTTGGGGTTGGTGTTCTTAGTGTTAGGAGTAGTTGGGTGCTTATGGTGGTTTGTAGATGCAGCAATAAGGGCATTTTAGGAAGATTAGATTGTAGGTCTCATGCGAGGCGCTACCGTATTCAAGTGCAGTTAATTAGGAGAATATAAATGAAGGCATTAGCAATCAGAACATGTGCAAAAGACGGAAGCACTTATGGCGGCTTTAAGTGGCCCCTTGAGGTTGGGGCAACTGTTACCGCTACTGATTGGGATGCTAAAGCAAGTTGCGGGAATGGATTGCACGCTTTACTAGATGGAAATGGCGACTATGGTTTGCTAAGTAATGATGTTGATGCTGTCTGGCAAGTCGTCGAAGTTGACCGCGAAAAGTGCGTGATTATTGATGACAAAAAGGTGAAGTTTGAAACCTGCAAGATTGTCTACAGCGGCAACATGGGCGGCGCAATGACCATGATTTCCGATAACTGGATAAAGCTGGCTTTAAAAGATATTGCGAACGGCGATAAAATTCAGTCAGCATCAGGTGACTACAGCCGACTAGCAGCATCAGGTTACTCCAGCCAACTAGCAGCATCAGGTCACTACAGCCGACTAGCAGCATCAGGTGACTACAGCCAACTAGCAGCATCAGGTGACTACAGCCAACTAGCAGCATCAGGTTACTCCAGCCAACTAGCAGCATCAGGTTACTCCAGCCGACTAGCAGCATCAGGTCACTACAGCCGACTAGCAGCATCAGGTGACTACAGCCAACTAGCAGCATCAGGTCACTACAGCCGACTAGCAGCATCAGGTCACTACAGCCGACTAGCAGCATCAGGTTACTCCAGCCGACTAGCAGCATCAGGTCACTACAGCCGACTAGCAGCATCAGGTGACTACAGCCAACTAGCAGCATCAGGTAAAAAATCTATCGCTGTAGGCGTTGGCTTAAATAGCACGGCAAGCGCCGGAGAATATGGGTGTATCGCGCTTTCTTATTGGGATTCAGAAAAAGAAAGATACCGCTTAGTAGTGGGTTACGTTGGTGAAAAAGGCATCAAGGCTGATGTTGTTTACAAGCTCAATGAAAAAAACAAGTTAGTAGCAGTTTAACTGACCGTGAATACGGTAGCGCATAGCTTACTTTCACAGACCTAATCAACATGAAGACCTTACGCCTTTTACTTTTAACACTAGCTCTATTTAAGTTATGGAGAAAGAGATGACTGATACAAGTGGCCCTGCATTTCCAATATCGCAGGTAAAGACAGACAGGGATGGTGAAGTCTATTCCGATGTGATTGATGGCATGACACTACGCGATTACTTTGCAGCTAAGTCCTTGGACGCTCTAATCCAACAAGAATTTCTAGATGGAAGTTATCAGCACGTTTGTCCAGGTTCTGCTCATGGCATAGCTAGTGTCGCTTACTTAATAGCAGACGCAATGCTAGAGGCTCGTAAATCATGAAACTCGGAGACATAGTGGCCACCGTCATATTTGCTTCTGCAATTCTGCTTATATGCGGATGGATGAGCGCTAAGGATGAGCCATATTCGACTGATTGCGTAGCCAGCATTAAGGATAGCGGAGGAAATACTTTCGAGGTTCGCGGCAAGCTGGCTCGTTATGTGAGTGTGGATTGATTATGGACAACAAACAATATGCGGAAATTTGGGAAGAAGCCAACAGGCCATACTTTAACAAGCGCATACCACTGTACACAGAATGCATTATGAGATTTGCAGCGCTGCTAGAGCAGAAGGTTAGGCAGCAACAAGAAACACCGAGTAAATCATGAGTGGCGATCAGTTTTATCAGACAGTTACATTACATCAGGAGTATGAAAATGAGCAAGTACGAACAGCTACGCACAATCAATGTAAACGAGCATACAGAGAAAAAGAACGGCCTGACTTACCTGTCATGGGCATGGGCTTGGGATGCTTTCAAGCAGGCTCACGAGGATGCGACTTACGAGGTGGTAAAAGACGCTAACGGGCTGCCATATTTTGAAAGCTGGGCTGGCGTGATGGTTTACACCAAAGTCACAGCTAACGGCACAACTCACGAAATGTGGCTACCAGTGATGGATGGTGCAAACAATGCCATGAAGCGAGAAGCCTACACCTACACGGTATGGGATAAGTACAAAAGCAAAGAGATTGAAAAGAAGGTGGCGGCCTTTGATATGTTTGACGTGAATAAAACAATCATGCGCTGCCTGGTTAAGAACCTAGCAATGTTTGGCCTTGGGCTATATATCTATGCTGGCGAGGATATTCCAGACATTGGCCAAAACGAAAAGAAAGAGCATGAGAGCAAGATTGATTTGGCAGTGACCAGCGCAATAGATGCCTATAACGCAGGCGATGTTAAGTCAGCTCACGACTGCATCTATATCGACCTTGATAACAACGAGGACAGGCTAGAGGCATGGGGAAGGCTTAAGGATATGCCACCACTACGCAGGGCGGTAAAAGAATACAGAACAGAACTTTTAAAACCAACTCAACTACAGGAAGCGGCATAAATCATGGCATCAGTAAATAAAGTAATCCTAGTTGGAACTCTCGGAAAAGACCCTGAAATGCGCTATATGCCAGCAGGTGATGCAGTCTGCAACTTTTCAATTGCTTGCAATGAATCTTGGAAAGACAAACAAGGCGTTAAGCAGGAAAAAACAGAATGGGTAAACATCGTTATCTATCGCAAGTTGGCAGAGATTGCAGGCGAGTACCTAAAGAAAGGCTCAAGTGTTTACCTGGAAGGCAAGTTGCAAACTCGCAAATGGGAGAAAGACGGCGTGACTAGGTATGCAACAGAAGTTATTGCCGACCAGATGCAAATGCTTAGCGGGAAAAATGACGGTGCAACGGGTAGCGCGCAACGTCAAGACCACAAACCTAATGAACAAAAGCCTAGTTCTGGTTTTGATGACTTTGACGATGACTTGCCACCATTCTAGCAGCCTAGCTCTTTGTTAATTATGTTAGTGAGTGATTCGGTACGGATTACCCGTTGAAAGGATAGTGATGAATAAGCGTGAATTTATAAAAATTGAGATTGATAAAAATATAGAAAAATTTGGGCGCTGGCACTCAACGGAAAAATTAAATAGCGCCGACAAGATGAAGATAATTTTTGATGCGCCACCCTCTAATGAAGAAGAAGCTTTACAGCATGGGAATGCACTAGCAAACACAGGCAACTACCCAGTTGGAACAAGTGAATGCTTTAACGTAGGAATATCTGGCGGCTGCGGAATGGAATGTTTTGTGTATTTAAAAGGTAAATGTGGAGAGCCACAGGAAATGCTGCCAATTAGCGATCCTGATGATTTAAAGCGCCATTATGAACTTTACCCACTAGCCAACGGGTAGGACGCAACGTCAAGACCCACTCACTAATGAACATAATGCTTTAATGATTTTAGGATTAATACCATGACTACAGAAGCACATACCAAGGGGCGCAAAAATGGACATGCATGAAATACTGAGAGAGAAAATGCAAACTATCGAATCTCAGCAATCCACCATCACATCACTCAGGCAAGAGCTTGAAGATGCGAGGAAGGATGCAGTGCGTTACCAAAGCATACGTTTTAGAGTTGGCGGGATAGCCTTACAGAAACAACTCGCAAGCAATCAGCAATATTTCGAATTTCAATTGCCCAGCATGATTACTAAAAAGTGCATATTAAAAGGCAGTGTGGCGCAGCATTTCGATGAACACGTGGACTTACTGCTAGAGCCTGCCATCACAAACCAACAGGCTAAGTAATAGGCATTGCATCTATTAGTAGGGATTGATTAATAAAACAGCAGCATTTTGTTCAATTGGCCTCAGTGGTCTTGGCGTTAACGGGGCGTGGCGTAAAGGAGAATCGTGATGGGCTGGTCTATTGGATATGACAGTAATTGGAAGCGCGACATTGGCTATGGCGTACCTGCCAAGTGTGACCATCCAAAATGTAACGCTGATATTGACAGAGGATTAAGCCATGTGTGCGGTGGAGAACCGTATGGTGGAGACAAGGGGTGCGGCCTGTATTTCTGCGGAGATCACTTACATGGCTATCCACAACGCTGCAAAAAATGTTCAGGTTACCGCGGCACTACATACAAGCCAAAACCAGATACAGCCGAGTGGATTAACTGGAAGCTTACCGATGAATCATGGCAGCAGTGGCGTGATGAGAATCCAGAGGAAGTTGCTGCACTCGCCAAGTCGGTAGCGCATCCCGAGTGAAGCACAGACCGAATGACCATGATGATTTTTTATCCCATAGAGGGGAATATATGATTAAAACATTGCACATACGAGTAAAGGATAAACATTCAAATATATTGAATCGTATGGCAATGGAAGTAAACATGGTATGGAACTTTACTAACGAACTTTCTCATAGAAGCATAAACGAGCGTTACAAATGGTTAAGTGGGTATGAACTTCAAAAATATGTAACCGGATCAAGTCAAGCCGGACTATGCATACCTCAGGAGACTATCAACTCTATATGCAATGAATATGCTTATAAACGTAATCAGGCAAAGAAAACCAAACTTAGTTGGCGCACCTCGTTCGGAAGTCGCAAGTCACTTGGATGGATACCAATAAAGAAAGGAAGCGCCAAGTATCGAAATGGCAAGATATTTTTTTACGGTAGCAATTTTGGAATATGGGATAGCTATGGGCTAAGTAAATATGAATTGAGGTCTGGTAATTTTAGCCAGGACGGACGTGGGCGCTGGTATATAAATATAGCGGTTGAAGTTGCTGATGTCATGAGCGATGGAACTAAGGCAATAGGAATTGACTTGGGATTAAAAGAGTTTTTGACAACCTCTGACGGATTAAAGGTAAAAGCAGAGCAAATTTATCGTAAGTCTGAGAATGATTTAGCGACAGCACAACGCGCTAATAAGAAAAACAGGGTACGTGCTATTCACGCCAAGATAAAGAACCGTAGAGCCGACATGCTGCATAAATTAAGCACTAAGTTGGTGGGTGATAACGCAGCAATATTTGTAGGAAATGTAAGCAGCAGTAAGTTAGCAAGAACAAATATGGGCAAGTCGGTTAATGATGCTGGCTGGTACATGTTTAAAAAAATGCTTGAGTATAAGTCCATTAGGGCGCAGGTATTTTTTGAGGAAGTTAATGAAGCTTGGAGCACCCAAACTTGCAGTGCATGTGGCTGCATAGCTGGCCCGAAAGGTCTTGCAGGTTTGAATGAGAGAGAGTGGACTTGTGTCTGTGGCGTTACGCATGACAGAGACATAAATAGTGCTGCCATTATTCTCGCGCGAGGGCTATCGCGTCTGGAAGCAGGAAGCCAGTGTATCGGCAGTAGTCAATATAGAGGGTGAGCTTAACTAATAAATGGAGGTTTTATGAACAAACAGATTACACCACCCACTGAGCTTACCGATGATGCGATATTGGAGATGGCTAGAGAGTTCTGCATTGGTGGAGTGTATAAAAATGACATTATTTCATTCGCCAAAGCCCTGCTATCCCGCAAGAGTGAGAGTGAGGCTGTTGCAGAAGTTAGATGTCGTAACGGTGAAGTGTTTGGCTATATCACGAAAAAGAATGCAGCTAAATTAGCATTAGGAGAAAAGCTATTCACCTCACCCCAACCATCCGATGATTGGGCTGGTATTCCATTTGTTAACATTTACGACGAACACCCAGCCCAAACAGAGCCATCTGACGATGAAAAGTTAGAAGCGATTAACAAAGCTGAAAAATTACTAGTGTGGGGAATGGATATTGCGAAAACTAATTATGAGAGAAAAAATGCCATGCATGACGCGTTACATCTTATTCGTTCCTCACTCGGACAATAGAAAGGGAAATGATGAACATTATTAAATGCAGGCATCCATCAACTTCAACATACCTAGCTTTAAGGCCAGAAGAAAAGCATGTTGCAGCCGATTTCTACTTTACTGAATCTCCAGAGCTTATCACCTATGAAGAAGTGGAAATGTCCGAGGAAGAATTTAAAAACCTGCCTGAGTTTGAAGCATGATTATCAAAGCCAATAACTTAGGTGAGTTCATATTGTTAGCTGCCGCCAGCCAAGACAAGGTAAACACGCTGGATGAAGAATCAGCCATCAAGATTCGCAATAATCTGTCAGCAGGCATTGAAGCGCGAATTGCAGAAACACGCAAAGCTAACAGACCACCATGCGATACCGCTGAAATTATCGTTGACTAACCCCACATAGAGAGTAACCAAAAATGAGTGATAACAAATTGCTAGAAGAAATGCGAGCTGCTTGCCTTCAAGTAAACGCCCCAATTGGTAATATGACTTCAATAGGTGAAGTGCTTGACCAAGTTAATTTGGCTAAAAGACAGTTTAATCAGTATTGCACTCCTGAAAATATTATTGCGCTTATTGATGCGCTAATCGCACTACGCCAGCAGCCAGCGGAGCCAAGGCAGCCTGTAGCTCAAGTACGCGGGCAATGGTCTTTACCAAACTCATTTGGAAAGAAGCACCGTGAATTATTTATAGACTTCACACAGCCAAAAATACAATTACGGGAAGGTGCACTGCTTTACACCACCCCACCCACACCACCAGATGCGAGGATGGCGCTTGAGATGGCTGCGAAGATATGTGAAGCGCAAGAAAAGATTATGGCAGAGTATCCAGACAGTGCGCCTCAAGCCGAGCAATGCCGATACCTAAAGAATGCTATCCGCGCCCTGATAGTCCCGCCAGCCACCACACCGAGTAAAGAGGTGGATGAGAGGGCGGAGTTTGAGAAGTTATTACCGTGCCCGTTTTGTGGAAAGCCTCCGGTATGGCGGCGATGGCCTAGGCGTGAATTAGACATTCTCGAACATAAATGTGCGCATGCTGACTTTAATACATGCTGCTTTCATAACGACAAAGCTGCCAAGTCGGAAAAAGTAGCTATGTGGAACATCCGCTTCCAAGCAGGTGCAGCCCTTAATGCTATGAGCGATACGGATGCGCTCACTTGGGAGCATAGAAAAAGGTCAGATATGGAGCCTAGAACTGACTACCCTAGCAAACAGAATGATATTGTTAAGGTGGACGTGGTTGATATGGATAATTTTTTACAAAAGCATAAATGGTTAACAGAGATTGATCCATGCCCGTTCTGCAAAGGGACTGGTTTCCGAGGGCGTGGGGTAGAGTGTGACGCCTGCAAGACGCGCGAGCCTATGAGTGCGTTTGCATTCAGCATGCTTGTTATCTCCTTCTTAAATACGGCTGCTGTCGACGGTGAGCTAGACACAAAAGCGGTTGACGCGCTATCTAAGATCGTCAGATGCTACGCTAAATTAACCTATCAGTGGGAAAGTATGAAAGAAGCCCCTAAAGCTAAAGGTGAGCCATCATGACCATACAGCAGATATCAGAACGCAAACCCATCATGTACATTTTGTCGAGCGCTCTCGTGATAGGCGCTACCCGTTGGAGAGTGATATGAACGAGAGATTAACCAGCGAAGAAGCAGCCAAGTATCTAGGCTACAGCTACTTTCACTTTATGCGCGAGATTAAAACTCAGCAAGGGTTTCCTGTGCCTTCACGGACTAGAACGCCTAAAGGGTTCGGACACGCTAAATATGACAAGCGCGATCTGGATACATGGTTCAACAATAACAAGCGAATCGCAGCCTAGAGCTTATCCGCTAAGTTCTCGGCTGTCTCGTTATAGTAAGTCAGCAATTCATTAATATTCTTATGCCCTACCGCCCTTGCAAGCTCAAGCACTCCTAGTTTTTTAGATAGCCTGGTTATCCCCTCATGACGGCTATCATGAAATGTTAAATCCTTAATCCCTATCTTGTTCTTAGCTTTCCTGAATAAACTGTCAACCTGTCCCGTTTTCAGGTTAAACACCATATCCTTATCCACGCCTTTAAGCTCGGATATTATCTCTAATGCTCTAGGCGACAAAGGCACATTCCTTATGCCTGTGCGCGTCTTAGACTTGCGAATTGATGCCACCCTACCTGATATATCAGCCCAAGTTAGATTGCATATCTCCTGCGCCCTCATAGCCGTTTCAAATGCAAATAGCAGGGCTGATGCTACCCTGCCAGATACAGTAGGCTTACCATAGCCTAGCGCAGATTTAAGGCCGTCTATTTCATCATTAGAGAATAGCCTGTCTCTAGGTGGCGGCTCAGATGGCTTGCGAACTCCCATCATGGGACTAGCTTTGATTATTTGCCATTCGTTGATCGCATGATTAAACATCGAGATATAAATAGTCATCTCACGCGCTACGGTTGATGGCGCAACTTTAAGCATCCTAGCATCACGCCACTCATTCCAATGCCGCTTAGTCATGCTCTCTAAGTACATATCGCACATATCGGCATAGTCTCGCAGGAAAGCATTAATGCGGAGCGTTTCCCATCGCTCAGATGGCTTTTTAGCAGTTACCTTATCGCGGTAATCCTCTAACAGTTTTCTCAGTGTAACGTCATGCGTTACACCTTCGGCTAGCTGATTCTCCATTTCTTGCGCCCACTTTACCGCTTCACCCTTAGTGCGCCTAGTAGCTGATTTTCGCTTATAATTGACGGTAACGAACACTCGCCACTTGCCGCTAGGGGTTTGCTCAAACGAAGCCATAAAAGTGTGTAAAAAAGTGTGTAAAGGTTTCGCAATATACCACGAAGAACCGCAAAGAATCGCAAAGTTTTATTTACACTAAATGGCTAGTTAGATGCGCTGAAAGGCTTATTACTGCGGCTTTACAGGCTAATTTGATATGTAAATCGTGGTGCCGGGGGGGGGAATCGAACCCCCATGAAGTTGCCCTCGCTGGATTTTGAGTCCAGTGCGTCTACCAATTCCGCCACCCCGGCGCAGGACCGAGATTATAACAAACACTGACATAT